AAATTCATGTATTGTGCTTGAATGGAATATGTTTGACCACCATTTGCAATTCTCTCAATTATGAAAGTATCAGTTGGAAGAAGATATGTGGTGGGTGTGTAACTTGTAAAAATTCCCATAATATTCCTTAATTATTATTTGGAGCAGGAACAACACCCGTAATAAATGTGATGTCATCTTCCAAGATATTGGCCCCATACTCTTGAGGAGATTGTAAAATATTACGAGGAGATAAACCCCCCGGAGGAATGGTTTGCCCATTCTCACTTTGGTTATTTGGATTCAAACCTATAGTTCCAATCTTACCATCCAGATATGTAATATCTTGCAAACGGTCTCCATTATCCTGTTGCGGTCTTGCATCAGGGAATGGAACACCTTCTGGTGGAAGATTTAGAGGTAACATTTGAGGAGGTCTTGGGTCGTAGCATTTTCTATCTACACGAAGATTATTCCAAGTTGTGAGCATTTTGCTTCTACGGAATGTTCCGGCACAAATATCACAACAAAAATAAGCATCCCCAGACTGATAAGTGTCAGAGAAAAAGGAGGGATTCATATTGTAAGCCATTATAAATCCCTCCTATTCTACAAGTATATTTATGAAATAAAGCAGATTCTTACGAACCAGCATTACCCCAACCGGCACGCCAGTCAGCAACGGTAGGTGCGAAACGGGCAGTTGAACGGCACTTCATGTTTTGAGTATCAAACTCATTATCGCGCTCCAAAGTAGGCTCACGACGCCAGATGGACAAGAAGCCCTTGTCTTCTGGGATATTTGTTTGGATATACCAAGCAGCGGAACCCATACCGAAATAAGGGTTGACCAATGCACCTTCAGGAAGAAGGTTCAAATTTTTGATTGAGTTGATATCGTTGTTTGCAGAACCAGTGCGAAGCTGTGAAGCCAAGATACGGTTAGCATTGAAAACGTTAGCAGAAGAAACAATCAACTTCTTTGCTTGCAAAGAAATGTTCAATCCGCGTGAGTTCTTTGTTTGATAGATGGAAATCAAACCATCTTCCAAAGATGCTTCCGAAAGGTTTGAATAAACCAAAGGAACGTTTGACTGAAGACCCGACTTTGTTGGGTGCGATGCACTGAACAAAGGTTGATTATCACCATAAAGAACTGTGTTGGAGAAACCATTCAAGAAAAGATTAGCATGTTCAATTTCAATGGTAGTATGCATTGAGAATGCCAAAGAATCGGCACGAGACATTGCAATTTCTTCATAAAGATTATCTTCAAGTTCTTCTTGAGTTACTTGGAAACCAAGACCGATTACTGAAGGAGTCACCTTTGTTACATAGTCTTCCGCGTCAGAGTCGTAAGTAACTGGGCTAGATTCAGTTTTAACGCGAGCCAAGCCGAAGCCAGACGATGCGACAAGGTATTCAGTTTGAAGTGAACCATCTACTGTTTCAAAGATTTGAGTATAGATATCTGGAAACTTGTCATATGACAAACCCCAAGATGTAAGAATACCCGGATACAAGAAATCAGGATGATTTGCGCGTGTAATTACAGCAGCCATTTGTTATTATCCTTTTCTATTAAATGCCAACATAAGCAGATGTCTCAGTTGAAGTATTCAACTTGACAAGATACTTTGCGTATGGTTGAGTTGGGTCATTATTAACAGCGTAAGGGTCTAATGCTGTGATAGTGACTGTTTGTTGCGAACCAGAAGCAACCGAGTTTGCATTCAAAGTGAAAGCAGAACCAGTGATTGGGTTACCAGCAGTAGCAGCAACCAAAGTTGCAGACTTGCCAATAGCCGAAGCCGGAAGAACGTCTGTATTAGAAACTTGGATTGAATATTGAGTCTGTGGGTCTGAAGACACAAGAACATACCAATCTTGAGTTGTGGAAGCAGGACGGAAAACTGGTCCGACTGGCAAGCCACGAAGAGTTGGGGTCACAGCCGAGTTTGCAGCAGTAGCACCAACGAAGCCAACAACGGCTCCTGTGACGGCTGCACCGGTTGCTAGAGTGACGCCTTGAACGCCTTGACCGGATACGTTGGTTGTGCGAACAACTGGGTCTCCAACATAATATGCGTTAGTATCTGAAGCGGGGATATAGAATCGAACCAAACTTGCACGGAAAACTGATTCACCGTTCATCTGAATTGGATTCAACCCGCCCAATGTATTTTGATTTGCCATTTTTATCGGCTCCTTTTAACGGTTTGGGTTGCGAGGGGTTCAGTTTTAGTAGCCTGATTACCCTCTACTGAATAAACGCCTTTTCCATCACCAACCGATGATGAATCAACGTTAGGTAGACTAGATGGGTCTACATTCGTTAGAATTCCTTTCATTCTATCTGAACGTTCTTTTACTTGAACTGCTTGGTCATAGTCCCAAACGGCTTTAGGAATTTTCATCAAGTATGTGTATTGCTTCTGATTTTCTTCATCTTTACCACAATATTCACGAACTCTTGAAGAACTCTCTCCATTATTATCGTAAGTCTTGTAATTATGAATTTCAGAAGTTTCTACGAATTCATATCCACGTTCCAAGGCTTTTGGAATATTATTCTTCTCATCATTCTGATAACAGTAAACATAATTTTCTGTATCAAGTTGGTCAGCCGAATATTTGTCCAAACGCTTTGTTCCAAAATGGTCTAGCGAATGCGGGTCTCTATTTTTACGTAGAGCCATCAATTCTGCGGTTCTTGCCTTAACGGCATCTAATTTTGTCGTCATTTTTTATAGTCCCTTTGGTTTCTGATAACTTTTTGCCAACATTTCTTGTGCTTCAGCGAGAGGCATTTTATACTTCTTCGCGAACTTATTGGCCAAGTTAGTCAAGTTTTGCTTTTCAATAGGCTTCAAAGAAGCCCATGCTGTAACTGGTTTAGGATTCGGTGCACTATTTCTATTGCCACCTTGAACAACCGGAGGAGCACTTGTAGGTTCTGCAACTATTCTCTTGAATAAATGAGGAAATTGCTTCTTTACAGCTTGTTCTGCACGCTCTAATTGAATATGTGTTGGCATCCCCTTCGCTGCTTCAAGGTTGGAAATTTCTTTCGCGTAACCTATTGCAGCCAAATATTTTGGTTCTTTTGAAGTAAACCAAGGATTTGATTGTTGCCACTTCATAACTTGAACCGCATCATCTGAACGGGTCATTTTACTTGCAGCAAGTTTCGCCAATTCTTTGTTACCAGATTCAATAGCAGCAAGCATTTCTGCCTCTGCTTCCATTCTGGCTCGCTTATGAGCCTCTTCCATGGCTTCAGCCGCAGCTTGTGCCATTTTTTCAGATTGCTCTTCCAAAGATTTGATGCGAGTAGGGATTTTTTCTAGAAACTTGTCCGCTGGCTCCCAAGCCTGTTCATCGCGAGACCATTCATTTTTCGGAACCCAGCCAAGTTGTTTTGCAACTTTACTAACAGGGTCTGAATTATCATTCTCCTCGGAATAATAATCTTCATTCTCATCCTTGTGAGAATCGTTATTCGTATTTATATCAGTTGAAGAATTGTCTTCCAAAGTAATCTTCGCAAGATACTTCTGACGCATNGCCTCTTCAGCATCTTTTGTTGCTTGTGAACGAGCCATTAATGTAACCCTCCGTCGCGCTTGTTAAATGCTGCAATTTTTTCCATATCATAAACACCAATAATATCCTTATCCAACATGATGCGATAAGTTCTACCATCAATATCAATATGCTCTCCACCAGCATAACGTGCAAATCTTACAATATCTCCAATCTTGGGTTCTTGACCCTCAATGCAAATACTTTCAAATGCTAATGGAGCCTTTGCAACCAACCGTCCAATTTGATAACGGTCTCCCATTGATTCTTTAGTTGAATCTGCCAATAGAATTCCGCCTTTGGATTCTTTTGGTGCAACCGCAGGTGCAATGATGATTTTAAATTCTTGGGGTTTCAAAGTCACATAACATTCTTCTAATGATGGGACTTGTGACAAAGCTACTTCGTCAATATGTCCATAATTATCTACTTTTGAGTTTGTGCTCATAGGTTTCCTTTTTTGTTTGTAAAAATAACCTATACATCTCTTCGCGAATTCTTAACTCTTGAAGTATTCTGTATAAGAGTTCATGGTCAATAGCCTTGCTACTATTCCATGAATAATTATCCCATTCTTTTCTCTGTTCATCAGCCATCATCTTATAATAAGCCGCAACAAAGATTGTAACAGGATTGCGAGTCCACGATGCAAAGTCCTCATCACTTGGAATTGGAACTTCACCTTTTATAGAGGTTAGTGGTAATGCCTCTTTATACTCTTCAGCCTCTGTCATTATTGACCAAGACCTTGAGGATTAGCAGCTTCATTCAATGATGGGTCATTATTGTCCATCATCTCAGCCTGATTTAATGATTTCTCTAAAGGAGAATGTCTGATATGGTCCGCCTCACGATGCAAAGCAATACTGTCCACAGCACTTAATCCAATCTCTCTTTGAGCCTTTGCTTGGTCAAGAATAACACCAGCCTTAACTTCATTTATCTTAGCAACTTTAAGTGCAGCAGATGCTTGTAAATCTTGTGCACGAGCCTGAACTTCTTGAGCCTTAACTTGCATTTCTGCCTGTGCAGCAGGATTAGGCGGAATATCTGCAATGAATCTATCAGGACGGTCTACATCCCATGCTTGCATAGCCTCTTTGGCCAATTCAGCAGCAGGACCGGGCTGAGTCATACCCGCAGCTTGCCCAACAGCACTCTCTGCAAATTGTGTCAAAGCCTGTATTCTTGCAGTCTTTTGCATACTTGTTACAGCAGTTGGGTCAGCAACCGGTGCAATGCTTGTAGAATCATCTGCAAAGTCTGCATCAAAGTCTCCACCAGTCAATTCAGCGTATTCTTGACGCTCTCTATCTGTTGCCCACTTTTGTAAACAATCATATATCATTTTGAATTCTTCCTTGAATCCACGATATACTCTCTTGTAAATTGCAGTAAATTGTGTCAAAGCCTGTTGTTGAACAGCAAAAGTTGTCCCAACAGGAGCCGTCGTAGCCGTATCACCTGTCATGACATCCTTGATACCAGTAATATCTTTTGCACTTTCAATTAACATTTGAGTCAATTGCATAGTAACTTCAGAAGCATTAGGGACGGTCATAGGGACGATTGCATCCTTTAATGAAGTTCCACCTGTGGTTTGAGCAAATAGCCACTCACCGGGTCTCTGTGTCAACGCACCGGCCTGTCCTGTGCCCATGAAGCGAACATCTCCACCAATAAAGCCTCCACCGGCCACTTGCATGGTTCCAGCATCAATCAATTGATTAATACTTGTATCAATACTTGAAGTCATTGGAGCCAATAATTTGGCATAACCACTTCCATAAAATGAACCTTGAGGGTCTGGCATGAATTGAAAAGCAACAAATGCATTCCATTTTTTAATCATACCAATACGATTCAACTTATTGTTGACAATAATATCTTCTTTAGTAAATGTTGGTTCAATTCTTAAAACAATCTTTGATTGTGTATCTACCGTAACAAGATACGGCTCAGACAATCCATCATTGTCCAAATCAATCATTCTAAACTGTTCAATAATCTCTCTTGGAGATTCTTCATCCTGATTGACATTGCCCATATTAGGTAATTCAACATAACGGAATCTATCAGTCAATTGTGCCTGAAGTATTTCATAAGGATACATTGTATAATCCTGAGTAATACGAGGACAAGTATTCATGGACTTTGTATCTTTATGAACAGTCAAATGCATTGGAGAAATATATTCACTTCTCAATCCATCCGGACTCATGTAAACCTTCTTGAAAGCAATTCCAGTAATAGGAATTTGATTTAACAATAAATCTGTATCACTTTCCCATTCACCTTGAGTTTTATAAAACAAATACCAATTCAAATAATCAGCAACTCTTTTACCACGAGCATTCTTTGCCTGTGCTTGCAATTCTTCCATCTGCTCTTGCTTCTGAATAACTTGCATTTGATTCTGCATATATGCTTGAAACATTTGTTGTTGAGCAGGGTCTTGAGGAGGCTCAGTCAATTTTAACAAATCCATTGGGTCAGGACTCTTTGAAGGTTTCTCAAAAACCTTCACCTGAACAGTATCACCATCTCTTACGAGTTCTGGATATACTCTTGCATTAAAATGTTGAGCAGCCTGAATGAGTAATGGTAAATGAACATCTGAACAACCTTCAAATGGAAAATTGGATTCAGAATCATTAGTATCCTTGCCAGTATCTTGCGAGGCAAGTTTCAAACCATCCGCTGCCATGGTTCTCCACTTTGTAATAGAACCCTTATCTTGTTCCCATTCTCTGACAGCCTTCATACCAATATCATCAAGTATAGAATCCTCAATAAGATGAGTAATATCACCCTTGGCATCAATATATTCATGTAATTGTTTTACAGATTCAAGTAATTCTTTTTGAGAATGTTCTGAATCACCCATTCTATCAGTCCATTTGTCCCAATCATTATTAAGGGTATCGGGGATGGAAGCCAATGCTCCTACTGTAGGACGAGAATCTACTACAACAAATTCTTTATTATTCTTGGTCATAATTGGCTTCCAAATGCTTGATTAATGATTTTGTATTACTCAAAAATACTTCAAATTGTTGAAGCATATTCTCAGGGATGACAGTCTTATTTAACTTGTAATAAGCATAGTCTTCCCTCATATCCTTGGTGGAATACTTTGAAATATGCTCAAATACTTGCTTTTCATTATCCGGTATCATGCTCAAAGCAAACAATCCCACAATGAATCCATTTGATTCTTTCATATCAATATCCTGTCATACTGTTCTTAGGTTTGCCTCTAGTGATTGCAACCGGTGAATTATTGAAACTCATCATACTTTCAATAGGAACTGCAAAACATAATGCAGCAGCGTCTCCGAGGTCTGGGGAACGCTTTAATCTCTCTTGTATCTTATCCTTGCTTTCCAATTGTAAGGAACCATTGGTTGTAAAGGATGTCTTGCCATTTCCCCATTCTGGTGCACAAATATCTGCTTGCAATGTATCATCATCAGGTATTTGAACAGGCATATCCTGATTGAACCATTCAAGCATTTCACCATACATTTCGGCTCTCTTATTAGCATACTTGGGAGAACCATCCGGATTCCTGATAGAACTTTTGGTTGCAAAATTTACTGCATTGATACAATGACCATGGCCCCATGCTAATAGATTATCATATACTCCTGCTCCCACTCCGGTTACGTCAATATTAACCATCTTAGGATTCCAATCTCTTATAAGTTGTGCAACATATTGTGACACATATTCTGTAGAACCTTCTGGGTCAAGTCTTATACAAATCTCTTTACCCATTCTTCTACCGCGTCTACTAATAATGCCTGTCTTATCTTTATTTCTACTAGGGTCTACTCCAATAATGAGCGGACCATTAGGTAAAACTTCCTCTTCAGGTTTTCTTGCTTTTGCAACCAAATGTGGAGGAATGTAACTATTACCACTTGAAACAAATGCTTCAGCCAATGTGCATGGATACTCTTGTCTAAATGTCCAGCATGGTTCATCATATGATGCTCCAATACTTGCGGCCATGATTGCATTCTTTTCAAATGCCCAGTATAGTTGAGCATAGTTTAATTGAAATTGTGCACCATAATCTTGCCAAGCATGAGGAATATTATTATGCCAACCTTTTGGAGGAACTGTTGCATAACCTTCATACCAGAACCATGGCATAAAGATAACTTCAAAGTTGTTCTTATTATCAATTGCCGACATGGTTAAATCATAGAATAGATTACCCATACCATTTGCAGTTGATTCAATAATGATTTCAGTGCCGGGGTCATCACCAACGGTTTGCATCAATGCTGAAACATGGCTTGCACCATTTTCCCAGAATGCAACTTCTGATAGATGCAAGTATTGGTTGTTCATACCTCTTCCAACTTCTTTTGCTCCTGCGGTTCCAATTTTGTATGAACCTTTATTCTCCATGAATTTTAATTCTTTAGCATTACTTGTATCAATTGTTGGTTTGCCAATAACTGAATGACACTCTGCAAAATTCTTTGTCATGCTGAATAGAGCATTAGTAGAATCTGAAGCATGAGTCATGATGAATGCTTGAGGAGAGGATTGTTGTGAAGCATAACAAATTTTATGATAGAATCGTCCTTGAATGTATGTTGAACATCCTACTTGACGAGCCTTTAAAATAATGGCTCTTACTTTACCAGTTCTTTTTCTTTGTGCTTCTAATCTTTCATGCACAAACATTTGCGAACGATTCAAATCAAATGCTACAAGCTTGCCTGACTTATCCTTTACTTGCAAAGCATTCCTTGCAAAATATGGAAAATCAAACTTGAGTTT